TTTTCATCAATGTCAACAGAGATTCCACCCATGCCTAGTGCTAGGGTGTTGCGGAACTTAGCCACGCCCATGCCGTAGCCCAGACCTAGGATACAAGTCTTACCAACAAAGCGTTCTACCTTGTCAGCCTTTGTTACTGTGCGCCCATAAACGTCAGTCGCAAACTCGCTGTACACATCTCGTCCCTCTCGGAACGCCTGTACTAGGTCGTCCTGCCCTGCAATGTAAGCAACCATACGGGCTTCAATCTGCGATGAGTCACATGCAATGATCTTCTCACCAAGTGGTGCAGTTAGAGCAGTACGAATGGCTCCGTTGCGCGGCAGGTTTTGTAGGTTCAGCTTGTCGCCACCTGAGAATCTACCCGTGTGCGCACCATAATAGTTGAGCATGATGGGCAGTCGCCCACGCTCGGCTACCTTTATAAGGTTCTCGGTACGCGTCTCCTCAATGGTTGACTTCGTACCTAGTCGTGCAGACACAAGGTTCTGAACGTCCTCATTGTCATGCTCCAACAATGCAGTGAACTCTTTGTCCGTCTTGGCAAAAGCGAATGATTGCTTGCCAGTCTTGAGGCTAGTCTTCATCGGCGGCTCAACACCCAAGCGTTGCAGTAGCTTCGCAAAGATGTTGTTGGACATGAGTGCCTTCTTAACCTGTGCCTCCGACAATCCCTTGAGTGCAAGGTCGTCAATCAGCTTGCGCTTCTTGGCTCGTACATCAGCAAGGTGTTGTGTCAGTGCTTCGATGTCTAACTCAATGGTCGGCTCGGTATACATCCGCAACGTCTGGTCAATGACCATCAGTTCAGATGCAGGGAATCCTTTGCTTAACTTCTTGAACAGGTCGTAGGTCAAGTCCACATCGTTGACGCAGTAGCTTGCATACCTGTCAAGTTCTTCTGGTGTGAAGTCCGCTCGGCGTTTACCTAGTGCGTTGATAACCTCGTCACCTTTCTCACCTAGCTTGTAGTGTTTAGCCAGTGCCTTGAGTGAGCCGCCTACTGTTGAGTTGTGGAAGGGGCGCGCCATCGACAGGGTATCGAACCAGAACTTAGGCTTGATGCCATAGTGCCATGACAAGATAGCCCCATCGAACACGCAGTTGTGGGCGAGTATCGCTTTGTCAGAGTAATCCAATGACTTGAGAAACCCGCCCACATCGTTGCCGCTGTACCAATCAGTAGGATGGTCGTTCACCTTAACCCCTACGCCTATCACCTCGAACCTTGGGTCACGAATGTACGCCTCGGTTGTCATCTTCGACAGGGAATAGTCCTTGTCGTAATAGGTTTCAAAGTCGATGGTGACTATATCCATGGTTACTTCTCCAGATTAGACAGTTCTTTTTCAGCGTAGTGAATCAGCTTGCCAATGTCTTCGACACGGCTACCCTTCTTACGCAGTAGGTACTTGAGGATGTTGCCCTCGTAGAAGTTCAGACCGTACTCATCAATAATGTCCCACGGCTGAATCTTGTGGTCGCGGTAGTGATTGCCACCAACTTGTTTCTCTTTGACAGCAGATGCCTGAGCTTCCTCAGCCTCGAACACTTCCTTCGGAGTGCCGACTTTCTTGAGTAGCTTGTAGGTGTAGGCATACGAAACGCCAGTGGCTTTCGATACCTGCGCGGCTGAGGCAGTCTTATGCTTGATTGCATATGCCCAGACCTTTTCTTGTTTTGTTTTCTTCGTCATCTCTAACTCCATTCTATCAAGATTTACAGCTATGTAAAGTGAATACCTCCTTACCCAACCCACAATGTTGGGAGTATTTATTGGCGGCATCCACGGCTTGCTCTGCGGTAGCACCCATAGCCAAGGCACCATACGCAAAGTCTCTCCCATGACCGAAAGCACATGGCGCGTCCTTCGGTAGCGGGTAAGGTGAGTTGTCAAACAGTAGTAGCTGCTCGGCAGTGACTACTATCAACTGACAGTTTGTTTCCTTGTGTAGGAAGGGATACATTGCGGGGTCAGCCCCGCTCTTGAACCACTCCCGCAAGGCAATGATGTTGTGCAAGAACCCCACGCCAGTCACTATGCAGGTGCCAAAGTGTTGGTTGCTCACATACCAAGCCTTAGACGACTCCCATTTAAGGGAGCCATCCGTAGCCTTCCGATCAGTGACTAGCTTGTCACCGTCCCATACTATTACTGTCATACGTCCCCCTTCTCGAAGACTTTGAATCGCCTACGCAACTCGACGCTGTGGTCGTTGCATACCTTGTCGACTGCCTTCACTACGTCAGCAGATGTTGGTTTGTGTTGAACGTAGTAGCCGTCACCCGACGACTGAACAAAGCCCTGAAGCAACTCTTGTGGGAAGTTGTTGTAGCGTATGCTTGACTCAAGCAAGTCCATCCATTGCGGACTAGACCAGTCAGGCTGTCGCCAATGCCATCTGTTCTGTCCCTCACGCTCTGCCCACACTTGGTCAATGATGCCATCTAGTGCGTGTACTTTGGCGCGGGCTTTCATACCACGCTTGAACTTAGCCAAAGCATTACGCCACTTCTTACGTTGGTCAGGGTTCTCGACTAGCTTCTCCTCGGCTCGTGGGTTGAGGCACTCACCTGTCAAGATGTTGTACTTGATACCGCCGAAGTACATGTTCTGCTCACGCATGACTGGGGTGTATGTCGCCCAATACCGTGACCACATATGACGATGCCGTGATTCATCTACGCTCATGGCGTTCATCTGTTTACCGACAACCTGTGTGTGACCCATGCGGTACAGACCTTTGCGGTGTCGCATGACAGAGAACGGAAGCCACTTGTGCAGGGCAGACACTACTGTCTGCGCCTGTTGCATCAGCATCTCGTTACTCATCACAAACTCAATCGTGTTGTCAGGTGTTAGTCGGGCGAACTCTCGCTCGCCGTAGCCTGTCAACTTGAACTCGAAGGTGTCGCCAGACTTGAACATACGCAACCAGTTAGTGACTGGCTTGCCCTTCTCAGGTGAGCGAACCTTAGCCCATAGACGGGCGGCGTCATTGTAGCTTTCGATAGTGCGGTGGTCTTGGTTAAAGAATTCGGCGGCAGTAAATGTCTGTGCTTGCATAGTCACCTCACTTAGTTAGTTTGTTGAATGTCACAGCGGCGGTCATGCTGTTTAGGTCTACATCGACATCGCTAATGTCACGGGTAGTACGCTCGACCACTTTCTTGTGGCGGTCTTTGGTGTCCTCATCTAGCAAGTCCCATAGTGCAGGCCATGCCTTGAGTGCAGGTGCCAACGTGGAATAAGTTGACATGAGTTTCTCGACACCATCTACGAACGCTTCCTCCTTGGCTCGTGCTTGGAAGATGCGGTTGGTGTATGCCTTGAACTCATCCTTCAGCCATGACCAACGCTCATCGTTGAAGTCTAGTCGTAGACTACGCCATGAACTCTTAGCACCTGTCGGTGCGGCATCGAAGTCATGAGGCCATGGTCTAGCACATGCAAAGTTAAGTCTGACGTTGTCGGTCACTGTCCATGTGTTGACCTTGACCTGTGCTGTCTGCCACACATCATCGTTACCGAAGAAACCCTCTAGTTCTAGCGACTCCTTGGTAGACATAGCCCACTTGGGCAGGGCGTTGAACTTGGCAATGTCATCTGCTGAGAACAACTTGTCGTATATCTTGTCGCCCCATGTCGGGTCGAAGCTATCCTTAGCTTGCTGAACTTGAGTGCTAAACATCTCCCGTGCTTTTCTGCGCACGGTTTCTTTTAAGCGGTCACTGAATCGTACTGTTGCCATCTCGTCTCTCCTTATTTATCCATCATTACGACTTCACCGAATGGTGCGTCTTTGCTGTATGTTGAAACCCAAAGCACTGGGTAGGCAGGCTCGTCACCGAAGTCGTGACAGACCAAGTCAGTCAGGAAGATACAAGCGACAGGGTTGATGTCGTTGTCCTCCATGTACTGAAACACTGGGCTGAACGCTGTGCCACCGCCGCCATGCGGCTTGACTACTGGCTCATCGTCACGCTCATAGCAGTCATAGTGAGACACCTCGCTATCGAAGTAGATAACGTGAACCTTACTAGGGCGTTGGTCTTGCCAGACTGTGATGATTTCACTGGCGAACTGGTTGATTTCATCTTGCCCAATCGAACCAGAACAATCGACAGCGAAAGCAATCTCACCTAGTGCTTCACCGCTAATGCTCGGCATGTACATGCCTTGCTGAATGAAGCGTCTTGCAGGGCGTGAGAAGGACCGCTCATCAGTCCTACACTTGACAACAAATCTCTGTAAGACATCACGCCAGTCGACCTTGGGTGTAAGCAAGTCACCGACCAGACGCTCAAGTCCTGCACTCATCTTACCCATCATCTTGGCGGCTTGTGCGGCTTGGGCTACCTTAACTTTCCACTCGGCTTGCTGTTGTGCTTGCTCGGCAGGTGAACCCTCGCCATCCATGCAGTTGTCTAGTGGTTGCCCGTGACCACCATAGCCCTCGCTACCCTCTGGTTGGTCAGGCAGATGATTGTAGATACCATCACTGGTACCACCGCCTGCGTTGTATATGTCGTCACTAAGCAGACCGACCTCTGGCATCTTGCCGATGTTCTCATCAGTCAGTAGCTTGTTGATTACATAGTCAGCCGCCATGTTCCACTTGTGTGGGTCACGTTCACCACGGCGAAAGTTATGCTCAAGCATGGGGTGCATCACCTCGTGAGCAATGAGGAACTTAACCTCCTCATCAGTCAGCGGGTCAATGAACTCTGGATTGAACACAACCTCTTTGCCATTGGTTGCGGCAGTAGGGATTGAATCGTCTAGGCGGAATGGCATGTTGAGTGCCACGCTACCTACAAATGGATGCTCTAGTACAAGAGCAGTCTTGGCTTTAGCCAATCGTTTCTCAATGCTTAGTGCCATTTATCGCTTCCTCCTCTCTGGATTCAAGAACGTCTTTGTGAATAGCAGTGATTGCTACTAGGCAATCGCCTGCTGACATGTGCTGAAGTACCAATTCAATGAGCAGGGCACGGTCTACTTCCCATAGCCTGTCCATCATCACAGCCCATGCCGTAGGAAACTGCTTACGCAGTTGCTCCATCTCGGCTAGTGTCATGCTCCTCCTCCCATGAAAGCACCCATACGCTTCATAATGTCTGCCGCTTCAGCCGCTTTGTCTCGGCGTAGGTCAGGGTCATTACGCAGTGCATCTGGATGGTTGTTTGCAAGTGATTGCTCTACCTCGTTGCGCATTGCCTCAAGGTTAGGGTCATCTGCAAAGTTAAGGCGAGATAGCAGGGCGCATATCTCACGGGTGTTCTCCACCATGGTGTCGCGGAAGATAGCCTTGGGGTCAGCTAGCTTCTCCTGCATATGCTTGACTCGGTCATACAGTCGTTGCCATGCCTCGCTCATTGCGTTCTGAGCCGCGTCCTGTACTCGTCTCTCAACATCTTGTTGGATGCTTGCGAGTTCTTCATCAGCAATCTGCACTCGGAAGTCATTGCTTGGTACAGGGAACACCGCCATGTCCATGCGGAACTTGCGCTCGATTCCGTGTAGCTTGGGATAGTCAGCCTCGTTGTACAGGCTACCCAAGAAACGCTTGGCATCCTCACGCAGTTGAACGTAGTTGGACAGGAACGTATTGACCAACGTCTGCCACTCCGCTTTCTCCTTGCGGAACTCAGTCATGAAGTTGAGGTAGTTTGCAGAGGGCAACATCATCGTGCCCTCCATGCCCCACGGCAATGTGTTCTTGTAGAACTTGGCACGGATAGCCGTAGCCTTCTGGTGTACGTTAGCCAACGCATCGTTAGCAGGAAGCAGGGACTTGTTGTAACGCCCTGCACTCATGGTTGTACCATTCTGAACAGCAACCTGCTCGGTAGCACGTTTGTCGTACTTACGGGCAGTCCACTGGCTGATACCTAGTTGCACAAGCAACGCTTTATCTGAAAGTTTCATAGTCAGTTCTCCTTAGAACAACACATCTTGGTGAGCGATTGCCCACTTGGTAAACGCCTGAGTCGAAGCCAGTTCAGGTTTCTTACGGGCGGCATAGGACACTGAGAGAACGCTGAACTCTGGAGGCATACGCTCGGCATATGTCACGACACGCTCAAAGTTGTTCTCAGTAGCACGTTCTGCGATAGCACCAGACAGGGCATACAAAGTCGCAGGGTCAGACGGCACATCAGCAGTGGTTGGATTCATGATGATGTTGTCTGGGTTAGGTAGCTTACGGAATATCTTGATGAAGCCAACGAAC